GTGCACCACTAGAGTCTCTACCATACTCTACCTGAAAGTTTGAAAAAATTCTTGTGAACTGTAATAAAAATCTTCTTATCTGTTCATCATAAAAGAAACTTTGTAATGCCATTAGTTATCCTTTGTAGGCTTGAGCAAGTCTGATAGTGATTGACGACTTGGAACTGTGCCTCTATCTGTTGTATTAATTGTTTCTGAATTATTAACAAATCCACTACGCTGTGTATTGTTATCGCTACCTGGTGTAAGATCAGTTCTAACACCATCTTCAACTTTGACCCAACGTACACCGTCATACCGGAATAATCTATTTGGGAAATAGTCTAGTCTTAATGCGTAGTCACCTGTGTCTGGATTACTAGGAAATGCAACACCTGATGTAACTGATTGTGCATTAGGTGGAATGTTGTTACCTGTTAAGTAACCTACTAAGTATCCATCTGCTTTAGGTGTAGCATCAACATCTGATTCATCAGATGCGTTAGTGCCAACTACATAAAAACCTGAATTATCATAACCACTTTGTGGAACTTCTGCTTCTGCTTGTTGTAGAATAGCATCATTGATTTCAATGTTTTTCTTCTTCTGACTTACAAAGTCTTCAATAGTACCAGCACCTGGATTGTCTGGATCCATTGGCTTATTAAGAATATCATTGTATTCTTGACTTGCTGTAAGTGGTGTTAATTTAACACGCCATAAGTGTGGTAGCCAAGTTTGTGAAAAACCTTCACTGGCAAATGCCGCATCTTGTACTACATAATATCTTGGTAGTGCTTTAGGTCCTGATGTGTCTAAAGGATGATAATCTTTTAAGTTAGGAAATTCAATAACATCACCAGCCATAAGTTTACGACCCAGTGTGTCAACCATATCATTGTAATGGAATGTTACAAATACTGTATCACCATTTAAGAATAAGCCAAACTGTGTAAGATCAAAGTCAATATCCTGTGCATTATATACACCACGCATGATGTAAACTGAGTCATCATACTCACGATCTCTATTTTCTAAGAATAAAACATCTTCAATAAACAACGGATTTGATTCGTCATAGACAGGCCTGGTAGCATCACCGTTGTCCCTGTCTGCTGAATCACCTACAGTTTTTGGTCCTAGATATTTGTGTACATACAAATCTAGCCCACCTACTGTGTACATTTCTCGGATAGTGTTATCTAAGAACTTGTAGTCATTGGTTTTATTGGGTCTGTATAAACTTAGTCTTGGCATTCATATTTCCTATTTTGTATTATTTATCGTCTTTGGGCACCTTGACAATAAATCCAAAAGATCATATAATAGTTGACAAGTAAAAATTTTCATATACACTGATTACATGGATAAAATACAATCATCATTAGATTGGCAACGGCTAAGAACACAAATAGAACAAAAAATACGCCATTTAGACTATAAAATTCAACAAGACTTATATATAATGTTAAAAAATACAGATTCAATGATAACTGAATTAAGTATAGAAGAAATTGAATGCCGTAGGCAACACAAACCAACTAACAAGTTTTTAAGGAAGTTAGAAGAAACAAACACTATGATAGCAGACATTAACAAAATGATTACAATGGGAGCATTACTTTGAATATAAAGCCAGCAAAGGTAGCATTAGAAGATAAAAAAGCCTACGGTGAAGAAAAAATGTTTGACGGTCAACCACCGGCTGATGACAGACGCATGGCACTGGCTTCTAGATGTAATTGGTATAACTATACCCAAGATAAAAAAACTGCTAAGAAGTGGTTAATAGAATGGCTTGAACTAAACAAGCACAAAGACATAGTCAAAGACTTTAGCAAGATCAAAGATTCCTGGATTCCAATATCCAGTGGATGGTATGCTAGGATGTCGTTGATTGGTCTAGAACTTACAGAACATGAAAAAGAACATATGGTTAATGCCTGTAAAGAAGCAATAGCTAATCATCAGAAGTCTGCCAGTGATGATGAGGAGATGGATAAAGATAAACCTAAACGTCCTAACATACAGGAAATTATGATTGCTAAAGCACACGAAGCTGGTGGCGAAATAGATGCTGTCTGGGACAAGTATGTTGAAGGAACCATCAAAGCTAGTGAAAAACCAGAAGGAATACAGAACATTCTAGCTAATTACAATATACTAGCACAGCACGTTGGCCTGATAAAAGAGCACTGGGAAAGACAGAAAAAAGAACTACAGGATTCTGTAGCCGACGTAGACGCCGATTTAAGCGAAGGATACAGTTGCTGGACTAAGACCCAACAGAAGAATATGATCAACTACTGTGCGGCGATTATAGCAGAATTAGACGCATATCATCAGAGTAAGAAGGCTAAGGTAGGTGTTAGAAAGAAAAAACCGGTTCCTCCAGAGAAGCAGGTAAGAAAATTAAAACACCTAAGACGATACGATGAGTTTAAATTAGAAACAGTAGAGCCTACTAAAATTCTTAAGTCAAGTGAGCTTTGGGTCTACAATGTTAAGAATCGTAAACTACAATACTATGTTGCTGACGACTATGCCAAAGTGTTTGCTGTTAAAGGCACAAGTATCTTAGGGTTTGACACTAACAAGTCAAGTCAAAAAACTCTACGTAAGCCAGAAGAGTTCTTAAAACAGTTACGCATGGCAGGCAAGCCAGATAGTCGTAAACTGTTTGATGGCTTAAAAACTACTGGTACAGCAGTTAACGGTCGCTTCAACGAAAACTTAATCATCATTAAAGCAACTTAATAGATAGTCTGCCGAGTTGATAAATACTATTAACGGAGAACTATAAATGGCAGACTTAACTACATTAAAAGACGAACTATTCAACTACGTTGAAAAACGCCTAGGTGGCGGTATTGTTGACGTTGAACTAGATCCTGATCATTACGAAGTAGCATACGATAAAGCACTAACTACCTACAGACAAAGAGCTCAAAATGCTTATGAGGAAAGTTATGCTGTTATTGAAATGCAAGAAAATCAAAACACTTACACACTTCCGCAGGAAGTTAGTTCAGTAAGACAGGTATTTAGACGTACTATGGGTGATGCTACAGGTCCTTACTCGTCAAGTTTTGATCCGTTTTCATCTGCTACATTAAACGTTTATCTGTTAAACTATTCATATGGTGGCGGTCTAGCAACCTATGACATGTACACACAGTATGTAGAAATGGCCGCAAGAATGTTTGGTGGTTTTATGAACTACACATTCAATCCTGTGACTAAAGTATTAAGTTTAGTGCGTGATCCTAAATCATCAGGTGAACAAATACTACTTTGGACTTATAACCTAAAACCAGAAATTATTTTACTACAAGACAATGCTATGAAGCAGTGGTTGAGAGATTATACTTTTGCCGCAAGTAAAATGATTATCGGTGAAGCCAGAGAGAAGTTTGCTTCAATTGCAGGTCCTCAAGGTGGTACAGCACTTAATGGCTCTTCAATGAAAGCAGAAGCACAAGCAGAAATGGACAAACTAATTGACGACTTAGCAACATACACAGATCACTCACAACCATTAACTTGGGTAATTGGTTAATGAAAATATCAGAAATCATCACAGAGGGTGTTGTCTATGCTCGTACAGCCAAAGGTGGTGCAGGCGGAAAAGCATCTGTAAAACAAAAATGGCGTTGTGATGCAGGACCAAGAGCTGGTCGTATTGTAGCAAAACCTGCAGACTGTGGTGGATCAATTGATGTTAAAAAACGAGCTCAAATGAAAAAGACTCGTGCTAGAACTAAAATTAGACAAGCACGTAAGGCTAAAAAGACTAAAAAGTTAAATGTAGCAAGTAAGATCATGCAGGCTCTAAATAAGTTTCATCGCAGAGACTTACAGAAACACGCACTCAAACGTAAATCAGTAACACAAAAACGTCCTACAAGACCAACACGTCCAACACGTCCTCAACGTAAAGCAAGAAAATTCAAATAAGGTTGACATTATAATCCAATGGTAGTATAATACTAGTATGGATTTAATGATTGACATTGAAACTCTGGCTACAGGCCCTGACGCTATGATTATGACAATAGCGGCTCAGGCCTTTGACCCACTATCTACGGGCTGGCCTGACAGGCATTTTTATGCTAGAGTAACACCCGAAAGCCAACCAAATCGTAAGACAGACGACAACACCATTGAATGGTGGGCACACCAAGTTCCTGAAGCACAAAAAGAAGTATTTGAAGAAATAGGCAGACGCAGTCTGCACGAGTGTTTAGAAGAACTAGGTAAATTAATATGGCAAAGCAACAAAGTATGGGCTAATGGTATTTGCTTTGATATGAACATACTAGAACACGCATTCAAAGAATACGGTATTGCACTGCCTTGGAAATTTTGGAATGTCCGTGATGCTAGAACTGTATATGCACTATGGCCAGACATGCCCGAAGTTAAGTCAGCAAGCCACCATGCTTTAGATGATTGTAAACGTCAAATAACTATGTTACAATCATGTATTAAACACCTAGGAGTACAGAGGTTAAAATGATTATAGCAATTAGCGGACTTATAGGATCAGGTAAAGACACAGTAGCAGACTATCTTGTTAACCTACATGAGTTTAGAAGAGAAAGTTTTGCAGGCAACTTAAAAAATGCTATGTGTGAAATATTTGGCTGGGACCGTGAA